CATTAAAAGAACAGGCACTATCTCCATTTTTGGTCCATGCATAGTTTTGCCTGGATAATAATCCTCTAATAAAACCTATAATAGATCCTTTAAATACTTCCTCACAGTGATGAGTTCTACACTTCCAATTGCCTCTATAAGTATCTCCAGTATAATATAGGTTTAATGCGGTATCATTATCTCCACCGTGAATAGGACAATTCATGGTCATAAAACGACCATTATCTTTATAGTCCAAATGAAAATGATCTAATAGATCTTCTATTCTGTCACAAATCCTATCGCACAATACTTTAATTTTATTTTGATCAATTGAAATCGATTTGTTCATTTTCCGTTTCTTCAATAGAAAATTCTGAGCCACCATCTCCTCCATTATGTAATAATTCTATTCTGGTCTTACCTTCCACAATCTTAGCGCACCAACCCTTCATATGACAATTGATATAATCATTTTCCTCAATACCGGCCCCATGTCTACTGATAACTGGTATTAGTTTTCTATTGCCACTCTTTGGTCCATCCTCGGCCATTTCTTCATCGCTTTTTCTTTTAAAGATGGTAAAATTACTGCACAACCATATAATTCTATCAGAACCAGAAGCCGTATCTGTTGTTTCTTTAGTGATGCCATCTCTATTTAATTGTACAAATGCTACTATAGGAATCTGATATTTACACGCAAAATTATGTAAACTAGTCATCATAAAACCCAATACCTGATATTCTTTCATATCCTGGTTTAATCCAGCAGTATCCATAAGCTTCAAATAGTCATAAAAAATAACACATGGCTTGGCTGATCCGTCACTATTTAAGCCAACATCTTTAACTATCCATCTTTTCATGATGGCTAATTGTTCCTCAAATGGCTTACCGGCAATAGGTTTGTAATATAATTTAGCCTTCTTTAGTTCATCAATGCCATTTGTTACCTTATCTCTTAGTACTGTGGATTCATTAAATTTACCTGTTTCGATCTTATTAATTTCTATTTCTGTAATCATTGCCAATAGTCTATTAATATGGTCTTCCTTGGTCATTTCTGTATCGAGATTCAATACAGGAATACCAACCTTATTAGCAATATGAAAACCCATATTATCTGCTAATAGAGTTTTACCAGTTTTTGGTCTAGCAGCAATTACATTGATAGTGCTTTTTCTTAATCCTCCACCAATCGCATTATCATAAGCAGGAAATCCTGTGGATATGCCTACCTGATTGATCGGATTATGGATCAGATTATCAATATAATTATCTAGACCGTCCGATACATGGGTGGGATTATTTTCAGTATCATTTAAAGATGATGCGAAACTAAAAACCTTATCTTCTGCAATACCTAAAATATTGGTAATACTTTCAGAACCACTAATTTCTAGTAGTTTATCCTGAGCGTCTTCTAATTCTTGATGTAGTTTTCTAGCAATCTCAAGTTTTTTAATTTTGGCAGCGAATGTGAGGGCGTTCTCTTTTTTGGCTGGAAAATCAATAATGGCCTTAAGATGATTGATCTCGTCTTTCTTGTTAAGAATATGGTCAGTACCTAAGCCCTTCGCTGTAGAGTATATTAAAGGAATATCTATACTGGCTTCACTCTGTGAAGTATCAAAAATATGCTTTAAACACTGAAAAATATACTTATTACTATCTATAGTAAAAGTATGATCAGTAATTAAATCAGAAATCTCAACATAAGCACTATCTCCATATTTACACAGTATGGATAATAATGCCCTTTCAGCCGATGGATCACTCAATACCATAATTACCCCGCACTACTAGAACACTTGTTACACTTATACCGCTCGGCCGAATCATATAATATGGCCGGATTTACACTTTCTTTTTTTCCACAGACCCTGCATACAACATCCAGTGACTTGTACTTTCTACTACGCGGAGTGGGAGGAAACTTACTGAGAGCTTTGTCTACTATGGTGTCGTCCTTATGAAGATCTTTCACACCCATTGTTAAGAATTTATTTTCTGTAAATTCTGATGCTGAAGCTTTAGTTGTTTTGGTTTTGATTACGCTCTTATGTTTAGGCGGCTCCTTGATTTCGGTTGTGGTTTCTGGCAATAAAGATTGTAGTACACCAATTAAGAGCTTCAATTGTTCAGGATTATTTTTTAATGATTCAAGATCCATGTTTCACCTTGGTTTTTTGTACAGATAATAGTATATCTGATAGGTTTTTAATATTACCAGCTAAATAGGAAAGTCTATCCATACGTTGTTTCGCATATTTCTTAATTTTGTTGAGGCCAGATGCCTTATCGTTGTGTTTGATCGCTTGTAATGATTTCTCAATAAATCCATAACCTTTATAGTTGTTGACCTCGTCGGCAATAGTCTCCTTAATGGTCTCTTCTGCCCAATTAAATCTTGCTGTTTCTCTATTCAGTGTTCTCTGTAAAAATAAAGCATATTGTGCAAGTCTATAGGATATTTGGGCGCAATCTTCTGGTGTTAGCTTCTCAATAATATCACGACTCATACTAAAGTAGTAATTTAGTTCACTATCTTCAAAACAATTGATATTATTATATGCGCCTAGACCAATTGTTGATTCGTATTCATCTAGGATACGATCCCACTCTTCTACTTGTTCTTTTGTTGTTTTATTCATTGATCCTTTTAGTCCATTCTGATGTGTTTTCATAGTACGGTAATTCTATATGCTGTATACCATTAAGTTCACACCATTGTTGCTTTTCTCTATCTCTTTTCTGTGCCTTTAAAAAAGCGAATTTATTGGCATGATAGTGAGCAACAAACTTATAATGTTGTTCGCCATGTACTTCAATACATTTTTTGATTAGTGGTATATAAAAATCCAAATATAGAATCTCTGTTTTTCTTATATGTATTGGTACCTCTTCTAAAATCTGCATAGTCGGATAAATACTTTTTATCAAAGTTCTAGCTGACGTATGATATGATGATTTATGTTCTGATGAGGATTTGACAATATTACCTACTAAATTCAGATTATAATAATTACCATCTAAATCCTTAACATTCATTTGGTACCAATACCCATAGTCTTTTTGACTTCTTCATATAGGTCATTATATGCGGATGGATTATCAATCAAAAACTGTCTAACCTTTTCAGCGCCTTGAAATTTGGCCTTGTCGTCATTTAAAAAGGTTAGAGTATACCAAGCTCCGCCCTTATTAATCAGACCCATATCTACAGCTAAATTCATCAGCTCCATGTGCTTATCAATACCCTGACCATATCTAATATAACTAGTAATATTCCCACCCGGTGGACCAAGAGCAGAGCATAGTGTTTGCCACTCTACTTCTTGACCAACTTGAGTATTATCGGCGCCCAACAACCATGGCTTAAAAGACTTGGCTCTAATTTTAACATCTGTTTGATATGCGATAGCTTGGCCGCTCTTTTCCTTAAATTCTGCCCCATATCCTGTTGGATTACCCATCAAGTGCGTGATACCAATGACCACATTCTTATTTACAGGAATCACATTCGCTACTTTTCTGCAAAATTTAGCTAAGAGCTTAGCCCCATCAGCCCTTTGCATTTTATCCATATCGCTAGTAATTTCTGCTTCTGTACATAAAGCAGAATACGAGTCTATTATTAGTACCGATCCAGGTTCTTCGTTAATGATTCTTTCAGCTATTTGTAAATATTCTTCTGCGTGTAGGATTTTACCTGTTTGCGATCCAATAATATGAAATCTATTTAAATCAATGTTGGGTATGCCCTCTAGGTCTCGTTTCTTTAGTCGTCCTTCAATATTGAGATAATATACGTTACGTAGCTTTCCCGCACAGGCATATTGTTCTTTTTGGGCTGTAGCAGCAAAGTCTAGGCTGGTGGTTGTTTTACCGCACTTTGGCTGTCCCGTTAATACGACAAAGCTACCTTCTGGAATGCCACCATTAAGAATAATATCTAATGCTGGACTAACAGGGATAGTTAAACATTCCTTGTCTACTACCGCAGCACCAGATAATATAATATTGGATCCAAAATCTTTAGTAATACTATCCTGTAGTCCCATTATCTATTTCCTTTAATTTATCTAAGATATTAGAAGTGTGTTTATTTGCTATTTTGCCCTTATCAAGAAAATTTCTTTCAATGATCTTGGGTGCTGGAGCATCTGGTTTTTGAGTGTCTCGTGTTTGTTCTATAATATCGACTAGGTGTGGGGCTCGCAACGAATAAATTTTTACTCCTTGAGTAGAATTTAATGCTGCTATAATAACCTTAGCATCATATTGTTTTAGTAGCTTATGAGCTGTGGTTATTTGACCCTTATACTGCTTTTCCCACTCTTTTGATAGCCAAAATCTATAATGTAAATCCTTTTTAGTTCTTTTAGCTATTCTTTCACAAATCAATTCCGATATATATTGTGCTGGAGTAACAGATTTACCATTAGAATATTTTGATGGATACTTCATGAATTATTTGGCTTAAAGATACAATCTTGATTACGTTTTGATCCTTCTGTAATTAATTTACGTTTAAGTTCATCATTTACCTCAGAAGCTTCCTTAGTCATAATCGCCACACTATTATTTTTCTTATCTCGTGTGTGTCTAATCATAAGATCCCGCGATTTAGAATTAACCGGTGAGGACTTAATTGGCAAAGCCTTGGTATTCTTTTTAAGATATGCCGTTACCTGTTCCTCGGTCAATTTAAGTTCAGTAGCAATCTCCTCAGCTTTCTTTCCTTGGGTAACCAACCAATTAATCGCATATGATACTGATTTGGTAATTTTTGTCATGCCATCTCCCTTTCTGCGTTATTTATCCAGGCTATATTTTTAGTGCGTAAAAAGTTCACATACATATCAAACACTTTTTGATTAACTTCTTTGAATTCCCATATTTTTTTGCCAATTTTAGCAACGAACTTATTTGCTGTCCCTTCTGAATATAATCCAATAGGATTAAAAATCTTACCATATGTACCAACCTTAATCCAATAGCGTGTTTTGCTACTGCTCATACTTTTTTTAGCATAAACATTATTGCCGTCATTATTTACTCTTGGATTTTCCTCTTTATCTAAAAAGTCATGCTGTCCAACAATAGTATAGAATTCGTACTGTTTATTTTCTAGCTGTGGACTATTAGGAGAAAATGTATTCATTTTTTGGGTTTCCTTTTGGACTTAATTGGTTGTGATCCTGGCCATTTAAGTTTTGGTGATTTCTTCACTCTGGACATACCAGTAGGCAATGGTTTTAAGTATTTGTCGTCTTTATATTCATTATGTTTATTATATAAATGTTCTTTTTGATCATTACTCATTCTTTCGGCATTACGTTGTGCCAAGTCACCAATGGTTTTTAATTCACTATCTGACTTACGCACAGACGCGCT